TGTTCGGTTTTGCGGAAGTGTGCAGAAAGAAGTTTCTCGACGGGAGTTCACATGGAATTTGGAATGGCTCACTTAAAGCAGAGTTAAGAGCCATCGAGAAAGTTGAACAGCAGAAAACAAGAGTGTTCACAGCAGCACCAATCACGAGCTTGCTGGCCATGAAATTTTATGTTGATCATTTTAACAAACAGTTCTATGGCACACATCTAAAGGCACCACACACTGTAGGCATCAATAAGTTCAATCGTGGTTGGGAGAAGCTGTATAACAAACTCAACAGAGAAGGGTGGTTGCATGGGAGTGGAGATGGCTCCAGATTTGATAGTTCAATCGACCCATTCCTCTTCGACATCGTGAAAAAGATAAGGAAGCACTATCTAGACGAAGAACACCACAACGCAATTGATATCATATACCAGGAAATTCAGAACACAACAATCTGCCTTGCAAATGGTATGGTGATCAAGAAGAGAGTGGGCAACAATAGTGGACAACCAAGCACGGTCGTTGACAACACATTGGTGTTGATGGTTGCTTTCGCATACGCATACATCCACAAGACACAGGACCTCGGTTGCAGCTTAATTGACGAGCGGTTCAGGTTTGTCTGCAATGGTGACGACAATAAGTTCTCAATATCGCCAGAGTTTGAGAGAGAATTCGGACACGACTTTGCTGAAGAGATGAAAGACTTAGGGTTGACGTATGAATTCGACGATATAACAACTGACATCTGTGAAAACCCTTATATGTCACTAACGATGGTACGAACGAAGTACGGTGTAGGCTTCTCATTGAGTCTGGAACGTATCATAGCCATCCTTCAATGGCGCAAGAAAGGAGGTCTCTTGCACGCCTACCTCTCAGGAATCTCCGCTGCTGTCGAATCCTTTAACACACCCAAGGTTTTCTGCGCAATTTACTCATACCTGCTGAATCTCATAGCGGAGAAAGGAGATGATCTCATTGAAGCGATGGAATGCGTGTCAACAGCGATACCGCTACCATCCATGCTGGACATCCAGGAGCTACACTACAACGAGGAGATTGAGCTTCAAGCTGGGAGTGGAACTGGGGATACAGACACAGGCTCAGAGCAAAAAGGAAAGGAGAAGGTAACAGGAGAACAAAGCGCAGATACATCCGAAACAGCGTGGAAAGCACCAAAAGTGACATACAAATCAATGACAACACGCTTCAAAGTACCTCTCAAAGTCATGCAGACTGTCCCACGCAAGGCTCTAGAATTTGACAATAAAACAGCAACCGAGAAGCAAAGAAAAGAATGGGTGTCAGCAGTGAAGCAAGAATTGAACATATCCAGTGACGATGATTGGAATTCGCTGATGCCAAGCTGGATAATGTGGTGTGATCACAATGGAACATCAGAGGACACCGATGAGAACCAAGTCATGGAGATCAACTATGGAAACGGTTCGACAAACGAAGTGTCCATCCGACCCTTCATCACACATGCAAGGAGTAAGGGCACAACACTCAGG